AAAGAAAAGTTCATAATACTATTGCTGGAAATATTGGTGGTGCTGTTAAGCGAGGAGTAGGAGGAGCTGTTAGTGGTGTAGCTAACTTTCTAACCCCTAGAGGCTTCTTAGATAAAACAGGTATTGTGAAAAAAGGTGGCGGTGGCATAATAGACCAAGCCTTTGAAGCTAGAAAAGCACGTAATGATAGAATTAAAGCTCGTGTTATGGCTGGTGAAGTACCTGAAGTAAAAGGGGTTTTCAATAAATTAAAACAAGGCTTCCAATTAAGCGGCGAAGCAAAAAAAGAACAAAAACAAAGAAGAGAACAAGCAAAATTAGAAACTGCTGTTGAAAAAGATAAGCAGTTTATGATTAATAATGGCATTGACGAAAAAACTGCTGAAGAAGCGGCCATGAAAAAAGATGGCCGGGGCCAAAAGTTAAATGCATTAGCAAAACTAACATCATTATCATCATTTGGATCTAAAGACGATAAGAAAGATAGTAAAAATTCATCTAAAAAGGATGGTGAAGGTAAAAAAGATAGTAAAGGATTATCTGAAAAAGAACGTGAAGATATAAAAGCCCGTGATGATCAAACTAAATTATTAGAAAAAATTGTTGAAAATACTGGTGGTTCAACTACAACAGGCGGTGGCAGTGAAGATACACCAAAAGGCGGCGGATTACTTAAAGGAATTGGAGCAGGATTAGGATTTTTAGGTAAAGGTATTGCTGGATTAGGAAAAGGTTTAGGAATACTTGCAAAATCTATTGGCCAAGGATTAGCACAAGGTATATTGGCTATGGTACCTGCATTAGCAGCATTGGCTGCTCCTCCAGTCTTATTGGGTTTAGGTGCTTTAACATTAGCATTTATGGGTATCGGTAAAGCATTAGGTTATATGGCTCCATTCATGGAAAAACTTGCTCCAGTATTATCTGATGTAGTTAAAACAATGGGAAGTGTATTAATAGAATTTATTAAAGGTATCCCAGAAATGATTGTCCGTATTGGTGGAGTCATTACTGATTTGATTACAACAATAGCAGGTGCAATTACAGGATTTATGGATAAGATAGTCGAATCTATTGAAAGATTATCTGTACTAGATGCTGGAAATATGCTGAAGGTTGGTTTAGGTCTTACTGCAATTGCTGGTGGTCTGATAGCATTTAGTGCGGGCGAAGCTGTAGCAGGGGTAACTAATCTTGTTGGAGGTTTATTTAGAGCAGTAACCGGTCAAAAATCTACTGTAGAAAACTTACAAGAAATTGCAGCATTAGGTCCAGACCTAGAAAAAGCTGGTGTTGGTATGGAAAAACTTGCCCGTGGAATGGGTGGATTTGATGATGTTGATAGTGAACAAGTTGAAGAACAAGTAGTTGCTGCAAGCGATATAGCAAAATCTGCAGATCCTGCTGGAGCAGTGGCTGCTACTAGAAAGAGTAATAAGTCTCAACGTAGACAAATGATTGACGAGAGACGCATGAAATTAAGACAACAAGTTGAAGATCTTCCTCCAGGAGAATACATTATAAAACAAGGTGTTGTATATGACGCAAAATCTGGAGATATAGTTTCTGATACAAGTAAACAAATATCAGATTATGATAGAGAAGCAAGAAAAGGCGGAGGTAATGCTAATATTAATGCTCCAACAAACACTAATATAAACACTCAAACATCTAATAACTTTATTAGACCGCAAGTTAGAAATAATGATAATACAGTTTCTGCATATTATAGAGGAAATTGGGCCTTAGAGTCTAATGCATCATCGTTTTAAAAGAAAGGGGCCGAAGCCCCTTTTTCTTAGTCTTGATCCGCTATCTTTTGGAAGTAACTCATAACATCATCATCATCATCTGAACTGAGTGAGGGTTCAGGAGATGGTGCAGCTACAGGTTCAGGAGCAGGAGCTGCTCTATATTCTGGTGCTGGTTGTGATGGTATATCTTCTTGTACAAGATCAGAAGCAGAAGCAGCTACGCCACCATCTCCACTGAGTACTTGATCAAGTTTAGTTTTTAGTTCTTCATAAGATTTGAAGTTCTTACGATCTAGGAATTCTCCTAGTCTATATTGTTTATTAACAACTTCTAAGATTGCTTCATCTGATGGTGCAACCGGAGCTGGATCAGAAAAAGATGATGAATCATAGTTAGGATAACCTTCAACTTTTTTCATTCTAAGTTTAAAGTTAGCACCTTCCCATAAATCAAACACATTCACTGGTTTCTCATCTTCAAATGTAGGTTTAGCTTTATCCATAATTTTATCAAAGATACGTTTACCATATCTAAATAACATTACTTTACCTTCATTTTCTGGGTTTGCAGGATCAGCAATAACAAGAACATTAGAGTAGAAATGTAATCTACGTTTTTGTTTTCTTGCAATTTCTTTATTGGCTTCTACACCAGAATTCCATAACTTAGAATTCAATTCACCAACAGGATCACTTTCACCTAGAGTAGTTAAAGAGTTCTCGATGTACCAACGACCAGATGGGCCTTGGAAACCATGTGAGAATACTTTTACCCAAGGTAATTCATCATCAGGGTGTTTTGGTAAGAAGCGGATTGTTGCAGTAGCGTTACCTGCTTTGTCAGGGGTTGGTTTCCAAATACGATCATCTTCATAATTGTTTTTGGCTTGCTGACCTGGGTTTGCGATAGATTCAAATGCAGATGAGATCTGATTGAAATCTTGATTACGGGATTGTCGTAACGTATTAATATCCATAGTATTTCCTTAGTATTTGCGTAGTATAAATTTAATATATTGTCGTAAGAAATTCATTAACTTGTTTCTCAATCTTATCACGATTGTATTTGACAAAGCCTTTGAGCTTTTCAATACGTAATATATCATTCTCTAGTAAAATCAATGATGGCTCTTGTTTCCATTTTGCTATCATTGGTACGAAATCATTTAATATAACAATTGATTCCATACATATCAATTTTCCAAGATATAGTTTTATTATATATGGAAACTGATTTAATGTACAATTAATTATCTGATCTAAATTAAAATTATTCTTCTCAGATTCTAATTGTATTGTATTTATATCATTTAGAAAGGTATGTGTAATACTTTGCTTTCTTTTTATCCATTGTATGTAATTCTCTTCAGCTTCTTCCATACCATATATGATATTGTCGTTGCCAATAGATAAGTTAGCTACAATGAACTGTATGATATCTTGGTCTTTTGGAAACTTTCTTGCTAGTTTCTCAAATAAGTATTTATCATTTCGTGCATTGAATGTTGCATAAGATCCTTTAATATGACCTTTATTTTCGAATACGTTAAATTTTTCTTTTGTAAAATGTAGTTTTAATGCAATGTAATATCTAAAAGCCTTAAACCCCGTCATATATCAAGCCTTGCCCTCTTTGGTAACATATTTTCATCCATCAAATTAACTGCAATCTTTTGCTTTAGCGCTTTATTAACCATAGAACTTATATCTTCAGGGTCAATAAAATTTTCTTCGCAGTATTTTAAGACGGCTTCCATGTGGGTCAGACCTAATTCAGAGACTACACTATCTATATAGATAGCAAACTCTTGGGTATTTTTAAACATTTTGCCTTGCATTAAATCATTCCCATATAATAGTTGGCAAGTTTTAAATCATTATTGACTTTTTGCCATTCTTTATATCTAACTTTATATGCTTTCCATATAGGATGAGATTGATCTTCAATGACACTCATCTTATCATCAAATAGTTGTAAGTATTCTTCAAAGAAATTATCGAGTTCTGCTTTACGTACAACTAAGCCTTCCTTAACAACTTCTATTTTCTTTACTTCTTTTCTACGGTAGAGATCTGCTAATAGTTTAGTCATTTGAAGATCCTTTCACGTCTTTAAATCTTTCTTTTAAAAATCTAATCACTTGAAACTCCTTAGTAAAGATATACTCTTCACCAAGATCTACATCAGTAACAATAAATCCATTTTGTACAGTTTTAACACTCAATTCACTCATAATATTCCTACCTTTTATTTTAATTTTTTAGTAGCTTTCTTTTCTTCAATCTCTAAGATTGCTACCCTTTTCTTAAGTCTCTTACGAATTTCTTCAGAATCATACCAAAGTTCTAAACCTTGTTTCACTTCGTTTAATTCTTTCTTATCTAAGAAACCTTTATAAGCATCATCTAATAACTTCTCAACTTGTTCAACAGTAAAGTCTGTTTGAGTCTTAACTGTAGATGTATTACCAAAGTTACCAAAAGATGCAGTGTGTATCATCATATACGCTGTTTCAAATACATGTATATTATGACAATACATTGATATAATAGAAGCAGCACTATGGCATGCACCCATTAAAAATCCTGTTATCTCTGCTTGACAAACCATCATAGCGTTAATGATTGCTATGGCTGTATCTAAATTTCC